CCAGCACTTGAAAGCCCACTTCCTGAGTGTAGACCCACGTCTCGCCGGGGGCCAGCGTGGTTTGTCTGATAATACGCATGGTGCTCCCATTGTTCAGGCGAAAGTAAATTGTAGCAGCAGCGGTGTCGGCATTGTAGATCGTCAGAGCCTTGACCTGCCGCTGCGTTGACCCCGCAGGGGCGGCTACCGCAGTGACCGCCGTTGCCCCATTGGTCTGAGTGTCGCTTTCTCCGGGAGTAGCTGCGCTGGCAGTATGATCAACGTAATGGGCGACGATGGGAAGCTGATTGGCCGCCACAGCCCCGCCCAGGTAAACCTCAAACGATTTGTTAATAGAATCGAGGAACATATGATTTATACTCCGAGGAACACTCTGCTCATGACCTGGCCATGGGTAAGACCACCGCCGGCGCTGGCTGAACTGATTATATTAGAGCCACTGCGTTTTAGAAATTCACCATCGACAATCGCACCAATCGTCAACAGGGTAGGCCCACCAGTCTCGCGGATGCCGCGTACATCCGGGCTGGCTGCCGTGCCGCCCAACTGCCCTCCAATCTGGACATGCCCAGAATGCGGGGCCGCTGCGCCAGTATGGGCGGTAAGATCAGAATTGAGCGCAAAAGCTACAGCATGACGGGTATTATCGTGGGATTGGGCAGGCGAGTTGCCTGAAGCATCCGCATTATGAACCGAGACCGTAATAGCTTTATGGGTATTGATGCTGCTATCAATTTCGGCCTGCGTTACAAAAGTGCTGGTATGCAGGGAATTGCCATGGCTGGTGGGCGTGCGGGCGTTGGTGTTGCGGGGATCGGTGTCGGTCAAATATTTATTCGCGATTGAGGGGGTACCATTCGTTCCCGCAAGTGCTGCCTTCTGATCGGACGTCGGATCATTCGCGTTGGTATGGTGCTGGGTGGCGGTTACATTAGTCAGGTTCACGTGGTCGATTGGGGCCCCATCGCCTCCGCTATGGTCGTGGCTATTGCCGTTCGTCACCCCTTCAGCAGAGGGCGCCTTGCCAGCCAGATCGGTAGGGAGATTGATAACATCGCTCTCCGGGTGCGTATGCGGTCCGCCACCACCAGGGGAATAACCCTCAAAATCAGTATCCTGAGCATTGCGTCGCACGCTTTGCCCTGCAGGGATTACTATATCCGTTCGTATGTCTCCAAAGTTAGCCATAGTACCTGCCTTATTCAATCATTCCGCTGGCTTGTAAATCGGCGATCAAAGTGCCCAATACATCGGCCAATTCCGATATGCTGGTGCTGTTGGCATCATAACTTCTGTCAGTGCTGACATTTGCAATCGTATACGTCTCTAAAATCTTGGGTGATTCTAGCCGTTCTAGATCGGCTATCCGTGATTCGAGGTTTAAAATCATGGATGCCATTTTAGCCAGCAAATCATCCAGATCACGATCCGCCAGCATAATCCACCTCACGCGTCACGATCGCTACCTGGAATGCATCATCTTTCTGCGGTGCTTTCCAATTGACGATCACCTGCTCGATCTTACGCACTTGCTCCGTGCCGTAGACCGCCAGCACCAGATCGCCCGCCCGGTAGGTCTTGCGCCCAGTGACTGCTATCGGCGAATAAAACTGGTTGCTGGTCTGCAAGACATCAAAGGAAAGCTCCTCGCTCATGCGCAGTTCTTCCAGCCTGGCCAGGCCGCGGAACTCCCGCCCGGCAGCTTCGGATTCATTGCGCGCATCCACGAACGTTTCCAGATCATTTCCAGCAATATAGTCCGGACCGTCTACGATGGAAATCTGCCGTTCCGTGCCTTCCCCCTGCCCGGCGGCGATGGCAGTGGTTGCCTGAGCCCCGCGCCGGCGCAGGCGCGGATTACGCATGGTATTGTTCTTTAAAGAGAAAAGTACTCGATCAGCTCCGATGGATTTATCATCCCCAAGTTGGCCTGGATGGAAGTCGAATTCCCAATCGTTGAGATTTTGCCATTCAAACGAGAAATCTCCACCCGCCTGGTCGTTTATTTTTTGGAGCACGGATAGCAGATTAGCTCCCATCATCGACCCGCTCAGGATATTCCCGTTTCCCCCATCCGCGGCAATCGTCAGGTCGATACCCATGCCTGGCGCCAGGTCTCCTTCCCGTTGCCGCCCATTTGCTATGGAGGCATCCGCGGTGCAGTTGTATTGCACCAGCGTTTTCACGATCGTCTCGGCCGGCACGCCGCTAAACTCGCTGCGATTAGCGACGCCCGCATACCATAGTATCGATCGCCAGCTCAGGATGTGGCGCTCGTGGGGCGCGTAGAATATGTAATATGTCAGGCCATCCTCGTCCGTCTCCAGGTCCCAATCCCGCAGGATACCTACGAAGGCGCGCACGAAATCGCCGCTATCTTCGATGCCCAGATCAATGTTGCGCAGGCGTACTTCCAGGATGTCGAACTCTGCCGCGTCTGCTATTGCCGGGTGGTCTTCATGGAGCGCCCAGACCAGTGATTCATCGCCCGAGACGCTCTCGGTGAAGCGTGCCCAGAGAGGATCGACGAAGGCATTTTTCAGCACGCCGGAGCGGTCATACCAGCGCAGATGGAATTCGTACATTGATCACTCTGGACCAATCGCTAGCCAGGATACATCCTGGGCCTCGGCTGGGGAGGTGCCTTCTCTATATATCACCAAATTGAAACCAGTAATGGTTATATCCCTAGCCAAACAGAAACTCATGTCTATAATCTCCGCCTGATTCGTCGGACACACTAGAACAATTGGGGGATAGGAATAGGCCTGGGGAAATGTCACCGCAACCCAATCTACATGCTGTCCGTTATCAATGGAAGCTGCCACTACACCAGCCTGCATTCTTACCGCTGTTGGAGTGTAGTTGTTTACACCTGTAGTAGTCCAAATCGTAGCACTCCCTCCCTGTCTACGATAAAATTGCGGCACGCGATTGCCAACCTTGGTATCGTCTACTGCGTCCGCTCCAATCTTTCCATTGGTGACTGCCAGCGCGCCGATTTTGCCCTCGGTGACTGCCAATGGGCCAATCTTGCCCTCGGTGACTGCCAGGGCGCCTAATTTGGCCTCGGAGACAGCCAGTGGGCCAATCTTGGTATTGGTGACTGCCAGGGCGCCGATCTTGCCCTCGGTCACGGCCAGCGCGCCGATCTTGCCCTCGGTCACGGCCAGATCGATGAGCTCATCCGTATCGACCATTGCCGTCGAACGGCGGAAGGTGCGATCATCCGTGACCGTGATCACCCCGCCGGTGGTGACCGTGAAGGTGGCGAGTGAAATTTCCCAGGTGGTCCCAAAGGCCTGGGTCAGGGCAGGGATAGCCGGATTGCCGTCCGCACTCATCGTCACCGCCAGGCGGGTGCGCGCTTCCAATCCCGCGCCTCCAGTACCTGCCCAGTTGGTTTGCAATACCACGCGGCCGCCGGTGGTTCCGATGGCAGGTGTGGTGACAACCAGGTTCCTGACCGCATCATTAATATACAGACCATAACAAATGGCCGCACCCGGGTCTGCTGAGAGGGGAGTGGCAACTCCGGTAATTTCCAGCTCGCCGATGGATAATCCTTTACAGACACCCTCAATGGCCGGGTCTTGCACGCCAAAATATAACGCCAGGAACTGGCGCGAATAGGCTTCGCTCAATTCGGCGGCACCATCGCCGAGACCTGCTACGGTGCTCCAAGGCCAACTGCGTTCTGACATGGTAACCTACCTCCTATATTCCATGATATCTGTCGTAATAATTCATTGTGGCCAGCGTTTCCGATGTGACCCCGGTGCCATATACCCGGATGATATTATCTCCTGTGCAATAGCTACCATCTGGCAGCAACTCGCCTGCTGGGGCAATATGGAAGGTCGCCAAATCGCTGGCCGTAGTCAGGTATTGCTCTGCGCTGTTCCCGTCCTGATCGAGAATGGTCTTGGCGTCCCGGCGCGGCGGGTTGGCCAGGTCGATCTCCACCCATTCGGTCGGGTCAGCCAGCGACAATCCGCCATTGTCGCTCAGGTCGATAACCTCATCGGTGGTTTCATTAGTGATCATCGGACTGTCGATAGGGCCGAAAATGCGGATCACCGGATACTCTGGGGCCGCCAGGCGGCTGCCGTTGGCGTATTTTACATGGACTGCCATATTGAGCACATCGGTACCAACTCCCCAGGGGATGGGCCAGGGAATAGGCCAGCCGGTTGGCTCCACGCCGCCAGCTTCCAGGGAGAATAAGACCGTGTTGATTTCGGGGTCATACAAGCGCGGGTCGCTGGCCTTGAATACCCCGCTGACTTTTTCGACGAACTCTACCCGGTCAGCCCACAACAACTCCCCATCTAAATTCACATCTATTGCCCGCTCGATGCCATCGAAGTCAAAGATGAGCTGTACCGCGTCATTGTCGCGCGGTACAAATACGGTCTGGATCCGCTCGCGGATAGTCAGGTAGTTGGCCAGGCTGCTGCCATGGATTGCCCAGAACAGGTCCAGGTAGCGGGGATCCATCCTGAACCCCAGGTCGGAATCTCCATACAGTTGGGATGGTGACCGTTGGTTGAGGCGACGCGTTGCCGATAGGCTCAGGTCGTAGTCCAGCAAACGAATCTCATCCCCGTCATTGAGATCATAGGATAGATTGGCCACGCTTGCAATAAGCCCAGTCATCAGTGCAGCCTCCCCAATTTATCTAGGTGCCGCGCGGCATGTAACACTCTGAGCGGATCGCGGTTGGTGTAGATCGTTGTATTGGCGGAATAGCTGGTTGGGCCGGAGTTAATCTGCGACGCTGCCGCCCCTGCCATGGCCAGCGCCGGCATAGTCGCTCCCAATCCATTGAAGAGGGGCATATTCATGGCGACCTGATTCAATTCCTTCATCTGCTTTGTAATCCCGCGCAAGCCCAGCTCTAAGGGCGTGGGAGAGCCTGGATTCAACCAATCGGGCAAACTATCTCCGACTTCTTTGAACCAAGCGATAACTTCTATAACTTTGTCAATCACCCAGCCGATGGCTTGCTTAATGCCGTTGAATGCACTCTCGATGCCATTTAGGATCCCTTTTAAAGTTTCGCCGAGGTATGTTCCTATGTCTTTGAAGATGGGCAATAAGCTTTCGTTAATGAATTTCCACACTGCTTCCAATGCGGGCTTCAGCGTTTCATTCCAGAACTTGGCAGCAGCTTCGATGGCCGTTCCAATCGTAGTGAGCAGCCATTTGCCCACATCCAGGAATATAGGCCATACATAATTTTTAATGAAAAGATAAACCGTCTCAAGGGCCGGTCGTAAGGTTTCTTTCCAGAACTTGGCAGCAGCTTCGATGGCCGTTCCAATCGTAGTGAGCAGCCATGTGCCGATATCCAGGAATGCAGGCCAGAGCGATTCCTTAATGAACTGCCACACCCGCTGAAGGGCAGGAGCCAGGTGATTATCCCAGAAGTCTTTTGCCTTTGCAATTGCGACCGGGATATTTTCCTGCAGCCAGCCAACCACATCGAGGAAGATTGGGATTAGAGTATTCTTGATGAACCCCCATACCGCTGCTAGCGCCGGTTGGAGTACGGTGGTCCAAAAATTCGCCAGCGTCCTCAGAGCCACCGGGATATTTTCCGCAAGCCAACTTACAATATCGATAAAGATCGGGATCACGCTATCTTTGATAAATCCCCATACCGCGGCGATCGCCGGCTGGAGCGTGTTCGTCCAAAAATCCGAGAGCTTCTGGATGGCTATGGGGATGTTGATCGAAAGCCAGGTTTTCAGAGCTTCGAAGATGGGTTTGCCTTTGTTATCCCAGAACTCGGTCAAGGCCGTGCGGATACCCAGGAAGTCCTCCTCGATGACCTTGCGCACGAAAGCCACGGCGAGAACGATTGCCGCAATCGTGGCGATAATTGGCAGCATGGACAAGATCATCGAGACCGCGGCGGGAACTACCACAGTCAGGATCGCAATTCCCAGGCCGATCAGGATGTCTTTGAATGATATGAAACTGGTAATGGCTTCCCACACCGGTGCGAGCAGCTCCTGGATGCGACCCAAGAAATTCTGTACCTGTAAGGCGATGTCATAAAATTTCAAGCCGATCTCATTGCCAAATAACTTCATGATGGCAACGGTTAGTGAATCGATGAAAGGCGTACCGCCCATCAGAGATTCGACGAATCCAGAAAAAGCCTCTGCCCCGCGCTGGATGAAGTCGAACACCGGGCCCAGGGCTGCCAGAACCTTTGGCAGCACTGTAGCCGCCAGATTCATGAATAATTGCTGAAAAGTCTGTACTACCGGCAGCAGTTTCGTCCCCAGCTCGGCTTTGAAGTTCTGCCACCGGGCCTGCTGGATGCGGGCAGAGTTAGCCAGGCCATCCGATGTATTGACGAAATCCCCGGCAATCTTGTTGGTCTGCTCCATGAGCAAGCCCATGCGCGCCAGCACCGTGGTCTCGCTGTCCATCTCCTGCCCGGACTCGACCATCCCATTGGCCAGGGCATAGGCCTGGACGGCGGCTGCGCTCATGTTCACGCCGAAACGCAGCAGCGGCTCGGACTGCCCGCGCAGTCCCGATTGGACAGCGGCCATCGCATCGCTAACATCCGTGTTAAAGATGGACGCCATATCCGCGGCGCGCCCGGTCAGCATTACGGTGCTTTCGGCTGCCTCATGAACCCCCAAACCAAAGTTCGTCAGCATCGCCCCGGTCTGGGCGGCCATCTGGTTGAAGGCTTCCGCGGATAAGCCGGTGGTTTCTGCCGCCGTCTTTCCAAACTCATGGATCCATCCGGCCGCATCCTGGAATACCACCGAAGAGGCATTGAGGGCTTCATTTAGATTGCTCGCCGCCGAAACCGCAGATCTCCCAATCGTAAGCAGCCCGGCGCCTACAGCAGCCAGGCCGCCAGCCACAACGCCAAGCGCAACCTTGCCAATGGTATGGAGTGAGTTACTGATCCCGCTGGTGACTTTGGCGATCCCGCTCATGGCGCCTTCGGTTTTTTTGCGCGCTTGAGCCAGGTCGCCATCGAGCTTGTCGAGGACGGCCCGGATCGGGATTAAGGCTTCACCGAGTTGGGTTCCCATTCATCTCCTGCGTTTACAACAAAAAAGCGGCACAGTCCGGACCGTAAGCGCCTGGCGCAATGACATCAACAATACGCGTACGCGGTTGGTCCGCTCATCATTCGGGAGCATCGACCCTTTTGGGTTTTCTCAGCTTGCTCATATCCAGGTTGGCAGTCATTTCCTTGAACTCACGGCGGCGCTTCTCCAACTCATCGCCATGCAAGGGCCTGGCCGGTTTGATGCTCAATAATTGTTTGAGTGACGGCAGCCGCCTGGCGCGGGTCAAGGCCGCTGTCTGCCAGGCCAGGGTAAGATCCCGCTTCTGCGCTACTTCGTCGCGCCAGATAGATGCATCGATGGCCATAAACGTTTCCAGCGGGGTAAGATCCCAGAACTCCTGGACCTTTATCCCCGCCCGCAAGGCTTGGACCAGGAGCCGCTCGAAGTTGAGCGGCTCCTGATTCAGTTTGGGTCTTCGCCCTGGTCGGCTGGCTCAGCACGGCTGGTATAGCTGATCACGGCTGCAACTGCATTCATTACAGGTTCAACTGCCGCAGCGAAGCCGATTTCATCGATGATTTTTATTGCATCATCGTTCGATACCGGTTTGCCGCTTTTGCGCATATCCTGGCGGGCGGCTTCCATCCCGGCCCGCAGGAGCGCAACCAGATCACCGATGCCAGATCCGCCATCCACAAACCCCTGCAGAATACCCAGGATGCCTTTACCGAGCTGCTTTTCGGCGCTAAGCAGAGCCCGGTTGGTGAAGAGGATAGGGACCGTTTGTCCGTTTACATTAATGATGTTTTCCCCGCGAGCGCCCATTAGCTGCCCTCCACGGTCCAGAAGTCATCCACGGTAAACGCAATCGAGATGGTGGCTTCGCCCTGATCGGGATATGATTCGGACATCGAATCGATCTTGGCCAGCGCCGTCTCGAATACGGTCCCGTCCACTTCTTTGGCCACCAGGATCATCTCGCCATTGCGGTTGGCATCCTGCAAGGCGTGGTAAGCGCCATCATCCGGCACGTACAGCGCATCCAGCGAGATGGTGCTTGCGTATCTTCCAGGCAGGACGCGCTGAGCGCGGCTGTCCTTGCTGGACACATCGATGGTGGCGGTGGTCTCATCGATCGATCCGTCGCGCTGGCTGCCGACCGCCTGGTAGACGGGCACGGTTGGCGTGCCAACATTCACCAACAAAAGTATGTCAGTTCCGTTCATAGCCATTTTGGTATCACTCCTCTTGAGCCATCAGGCTCAAAGATATAATGCGGCCGTAAATGCCGCTTTCGTCTGCGACGATAGGCCCGCCGCAGTCTGAGATAACCCATTCGAAGCTGCCGATGGTGAGCGCCTGGCGATGCAAGAGATAACGCACCCGCTCTGCAATGGCCTCGATCGTCACCACGCTGCCATCCGCTTCCGCATAGCAGCGCACGTCACGCACCAGATTGCGCCCGCGGGTGAGCTTGGTATCCCACGGAGACTGGCTGGC